CCACCTGTGACCACAGATAAAAAGACAGATCAGACTACGGATACAACTACTGACACGACTACGGATACTACTGATACAACTACTGACACGACTACTGACACGACTACAGATACTGATGTGTCTACTGCGTTTGATGATGTTTTGCGGCAGACTGAAACTGTTACTCTTGCAGATCCGTTTGCTGAAGGTACAGCAGGTTTACTACCCATGCCTGGCCCTGTTGTACCAGATGCTAGCGGTAAATCTTCTGCAGCTAGACTCGAAAGAAAACGCCAGAATGATTTGAAGAGGTCTATTGCAGACATCTATAAAGGCACGGGTATTCGCCGCAAAGGCGGGATGGGTACTCGGAATGTAACTAAAGAGCAGGGTGATGCACACTCTTGGTATAACAGTGAAGAGGCTTTTACTCTTTTCTATAACAACCCAAACCTTATACCGATAGCTAAACAAGATCCACTGGTATTTGCTTTAGAGTATATAAATCAAAGAGATGAGCGTACTACCTCTCGTGTTGTACAAAGCAGCACTGCACAAACTGACAAACTTATTTCTGGTAGAATCAGTACGCTACCGGATTCTTTAAATAAACCCAAGACTAGAGAGCTTATAGATTTAGCTAACAAGCTTGGTATTGATCCTATTGCTGCGCTTGCAATTTATGGCATTGAATCTGATTTTGGTAGAAGCAAAGATACCAGTAGAGCAGGTGCTAAAGGCGGTATGCAAGTTATGCCAGCCCAGTTTGAAAGACTAAAAAGTTTTTTTGCTGATCCTGCTAATCGTCCAGTAATTGCAAACGCTTTCAAACGTGAAGATGGTACTATTGACCAAGCGCGTATGGAACTGGCTATTGCTTCGTTTTCTAACATGCGTAAGCCAAACTTCAGAGGCCAAGGCCCACAGTCTCCTGCTAGCGATTTGATGGGTGGCCTTGCTCAGCTTGTATACAACAAAGCTATCGGTCTTGATAAGTCCCTCTGGGGTGCTGGGTATCAAGCTAACGCCAATACTGTATTAGAAAAAGGCCGTCCACTAAAAGCTCACGATGGCAACATTACCAACTCTGACTACAGCCGTGCGTATATCACGCTGTATAACCACATATATAATACTTACGGGGCGCAGTTTGGTGTAACTCCGACAAGCACACAGACTACTGAAACTGACACGACTACGTCCACATCTACAGATACGTCTACAGATACGTCTACAGATACGTCTACTGAAGTTGTTGTACTACCTGAGGTCGTGGTAAAAGGTTCAGATGGGGAAGAAACGCCATCTCTTGCAAACGATGGTGTAGAGCCTGAAGATGATACGATTATTAAGTTTCTTCAAGATCCACCTAAGATTGGTATAGAAATCCAAAACATTTTGGATCAACGCAAGCGTGTTGTAGATACTGTCAATGAAAATATTAATCTCATCAACCGCAGAGTAGAAAGAAACAATCAGAAAGCTAGAGAACTAGAGCGTTTAGCAGAGATTGCTGCTATCCAGCCAGGTGGCCTAACTAGATATAATGAGCTTAGAGCGCAAGCAGAAGCACTACGCGAGCAAAACTTTCTTCTTTTAGAAGGTGGTATTACCTCTGATGGCCAACAGTTTCCAGGTGCTATAGGGCTAAAAAGAGCAGCTACTGAACAGATGGCTGAGTTTGATAACAAACTGCTGTTTGTACAAGGCGCACAGGCACTACAGGATTTATCCTACGGTTCGACTGCTCGCGCAGGGGCAGTGTTGTCAGCTTACTCAGGCTTGGATATTCAAGTTGTACCACGTTCTGATGGTAGGTTTGACGTTGTAGTTCAGGGGCAGACACAAGCCACTTACACCTACAATCAGCTAATAGATAAACTACAATCTACATACAGCGCACAGTATCGTGATGCTAAAACTAAGAAAGAAACATACTTGTTCGAGAAGAATGTTGATCTTGAAGCAGAGCTAACTAAACAACGGGATAAACTACTAGGCGACCTTAAACTCAAGAACCTTGAGAACGCAGGTAAGGCATACCTTGAAGAGCTAAAAGCACGCAAGGGTGAGTTCAAAGCACTAGGAGATGGGTACGCATTAATCTATGATAATGGACAGTACTTCTTATTAGAGCCGCAAGCCGACACAGTTACTGTAGACGGTCAAGCGGTAGTAAGACCTAAACTTACGCCGCTAAGTCCTTCACAAGCTATGGCGTTAAACACGGGTAGTGCAGACGCAAGCGCAACAGCGGAAGCATATAAATCCGCATCGGAGTGAGATAATAATGGCAAAAGCAGGACTTAAATCTTTTGGTAGTTCTACACTCGGCGCAATGGATCTAAATCCCTACGGTAATCCCTATGATCCAGCGCCAAATATCGGACTAGGCAATCTTATAGGTAAGAGAGAAGCACTTGGTACAGAGATTGATGCTGAGTATAATAAAGGTATATCTCAGTTCGCACTGCCTGAAGTAAAACGTCCTGCCCCAACTGGCCCTAATGTTCTATTTGATCCACAGCAAAACAAAGTGTTTGTAAACGGGTCATTGTTTGATCTTGACGACGCTGATGCTGCTGTAAAATCTCGTGAGTTTCTAGATAAGCCAAGGCAGGCTGCACCTGCTGGAAGCTGGCAACAGATAACGCCAGATGAGTACGGTAGATATATTAAATCTATTACTGACCCTACACTAAAACGCCGCTTTGCCGAGAACTGGAGTACAGGTATAGCTCAGCTACGTTCTCTATTCGGTGCAGGTGCTGTACTGGTAGGTGCTGATGAGTATGGCCTTGGTGTCATGGAGCGTGCAGAAGAAGACATCCGTAAGAACAGTCCATTTACAGGTGAGTTTACTGACGTTGGGTTTGGTGCTGATGCAGACCTAGGCCCAGTTGAATGGTTCGTAGGTGTACTTGGTACACAAGGGCCAATGCTTCTTGAGACTATTGCCGCAGGAGCCATAGGTTTTGTCGCAGGTTCTGCTACAGCAGGGCCAGGATTAGGTTCTATAGGCGGTACGATTGCAGGTATTACAGGTAAAGCTGCGTTTAAAAAAGCTGTTAAAGAAGCAGCAGAAGAATATGCAACAATTAAAGCTAGGGACGGCAAGGCAGCGGCCAAAGCCTTCCTAAAGACTGACAAGGGTAAGACGCTCAAACGTGCATCAGGCATTGCGGGAGCAGTTACGTTAGGCTACGCAAACAACTTTGGTATTGCATCATCTGATGTTTACTCAGAGCTTTTGGAAAGCGGCATAGACCCCAGTGACTTTGGTGCTAAGATGACTGCGTTAAGCGCAGGTGTTCCGTATGCTCTATTAGATACAATCCCTGAGTTTGTAGTAGGTGCCAAGATATTCGGTAATATAAGAAGAGGGTCAAAAGGCAACAGGCTACGCAGAGGAGCTACAGGTGCAGGGGTAGGTGGCGCACTAGAAGGTGTCACAGAAGCAGGCCAAGAAGCCATCGTCATGGGTGCAACAAGCGCTTATACAGGACGAGAGTACGAGGGCGATGAAACCCTAGCTAGATTAATTAACTCTTTTGCCGCAGGCTTTGCTATCGGTGCACCTATCGGTGGCGTGGCTAACCTCAAGAAAGCTACTGAGGCTGACCTGCTACAAGGTACGCCGCCTGAAGATACAGATGCAAGCCCTGCTGAGCCTGGGATGCCAGAAGGTTCAACACAGCAGGAGATGTTCCCAGAAGATACAGACCTTGGTACTGCGCCAACGCAGCCTGTTGAGCCTACACAAGGAGAGTTATTTCCAGATCAGAACCTAGGCGTAGGTAATGTAGACCAGTTAGAACTATTCGATCAGCCTGTGATTCCATCACAACAGCCAGGATTTCAGATGGAGTTGCCGTTTGGACAGCAGCAACTTATGGCGCAACCACAGCCAGTGCAGCAGGAGATGGAACTTGTAGCACCTGTAGGCGCACAAGCTGATCTGTTTGGCGAAGGAACTACGGCTACACCGCCTATGCCAGAGCCTGCACCTATTGATCCTAGACCTGTACAGGATGTAGTAAAAACTATACAACGAACTGCAGCAGCGCAACAGCAACCAAACTTGTTGCAAGAACGTATGCAGGAAGCAGCACAGCGTAAAGTAGAGGCTGATGCTGAAGCAGAAAGACAAGCCCAATTACAGGCAGAGAATGAAGCCATTCGTGCAGAGTCGCTAAGGGTAGAGAACCAACGGATTGAACGGAATAACCGCGAACTCCTTACATCTCTTGAACAAGAGCGTGCAGCAGAGGAGATTGCGGCCTATGAGGCGGAGCAGCAAGGCGTGACGCAGCCAGATCTTCCTCCCGTGGCAGCGCCGGTTCAGGATCTCCCAACTGTACCAGTTCCTGTTGCTCCGCCTCGCCAGTTAGATTTGTTTCGTGGAGTAGTGCAGCTCCCAAAACCTTCCAAAGCGGAACAGAAAGCAATCAACAAAGCTAATCGTCTACGCCGTAAGCAGGAGCGTGAAGCAGAGAAGGCAGCTGAAGAAGCAGCACGCCCAATGACTCCAGCTGAGGCACGAGCCGCAGGTCAAGGAGCATTATTTACTCAGCGTGGCCAACCTACAGTAGCTGCAATACAGCCTATTGCATCTCAAGCATTAACTAACTTACGCCGGGCGGTAGAGGAGACAACCACACCACAACAAGTTGATATATCTCAACTAAACATTCCGCCTCAAGTTGACCCTGTTGTTGCTGAGGCGGTTAATAAACTACAGCAGCAAGTCGCTAAGCTACAGGAGGCACAAGATAATGTCGTTCAAGAGCAAAGCCCAGCAGAGGTGGATGGTGGAGAATCTGCCGGAGTTGGCACAGGAACTGGCCAGCCAGACACCCAAGAACAAAGAACTACCAGAAAGGATAGGTCTAAAGAGCGCCTCAGAGAAGCGCAAGATCGCAAGAAAGCAAGCGCAGCTGAGGAAGCTGAAGCAGCCACTAGGGAAGCTGACAGTCAACAAGGTACGCAGGAAGATAGCGTACAGGGGGGAACTGTTCAAGTAGCTCTAGACCCTGAGAAGAACGCCGAAGAGATTGCAATCCTAGAAGTAATCGAAGAGTTTGAAAACGACCAAGGTAAAACTCTATCTGATATAGATACTGAAGCTAACTATCTTATGGATATAGCTTACTGGGCACCTGCACCTACAGGCAGTAACGCTGCAGCCGTAGATGAAAAAGCTGCCAGAACAAGAGCTAAAGCATATGTAGACAAAGCGTTTACAGCACCATCTGACTTTAGTGAAGGCCAGTTAAAAATGCTTGACAAACGTTTTGTCAAATACGCACTGACCTATGACTCACTATCTTCTATTAAGCCGTGGTATGAATATGCTACACGCCGTGGTCTTGTAGAGAGAATTGCTAAAGATGTTAAGATTACAGGTAAGCCACACGAGGCTATTATGGGTAATGCCCAAGCGCCTCTGACTAACGCAGCGCCAGCAGTTGAGGAAGACTCAGATACAATGGACGCAGCAATGAAAGCTGCAGATGAGAAGACAGGACGCTTCTTCCTCATGGAAGATGGTACACCTATTAATAATCCGCTGCCTAAACTGCGTGTCCAAGCTATCGTAAACAAAGCTATTAGTAAGCTAAAAGTAAAACCTAAGGTATCTGTGTTTAGAGATCAGAACGATCTACTGCGTACTAACCCAGAGCTTTATAAACGTATAGCTGAAAGACGACCTAACTTTGCTGATGCTCCTGCTGCAGGTGTATCGCTAGGTGATGAGATTGTTATATTTAGTGATAGAATTAAGACAGAGAAGCAAGCCAAGTTCGTAGTAGCTCACGAAGCTATGGGTCACTTTGGCATGGGCGCGTTTATGGATAGGAAAACTCTAGAGAAGAACCTAGAGAATGTGTACCTATCTGACTCAAGTCTGCGCGTAATGGTTAATCGTCGTGTCGAGATGGGCATGGAGCGTATCGAAGCTATCGAAGAAGAGATGGCAAACAGAGCCGCTGACCTAGACTCCAGCGTCATTAAACAGATTTGGTACGCTGTCAAAGATGCTCTGAATAAACTAGGCTTTGACTTTACCGATGATCTGGCCAGGTACATGCTACGTCAATCACGCAGAAACTTGTTGCAGGGCGGTAGCGGTCTAGTATCAATGCAGGAACTAGGACGTAACTTGCAGAGCTTACAACGTGACAACACGTTGGTGCGTTATTCTCTTGCAGAAGATACTGCAGACGTTGCCACAAGAGCCTTAAACTCTAATGCTTACGTCAAGCGCAGCGGCAACTATGGTGGTATGCGTGCACTCAAGAAGATGATTGCTGATCTAAAAGATATAGAAAAGATTACAGATGTAGGTGTTTTCTTTGGTAAACTTGCAGAGAACGTACAGTCGTTAGATAATATGGCTACTCGTAGCGATGGTCTGCAGCAGGTGTTTAATATATTCCAAGCTCGTGCTAACCGTGCCAGACGTTTTCTTTCCAACTACGAAAGTCTTACAGCGTTCTCTAACTCTGCCTTTAGCTTTACAGACGAGAACGGTAACAAACAGGGCGGGCCAACTCGTGAAGAACTTCTACAAGCCGGTAAACTATTAGCTCACGGTGCGCTATATAAAGCTGACCAAGTAACAGACGCTGAAATCAGAGACTTGTCAGTGACAGACCTTGACGGTGAGACTCAGCTCAAAGACCTTGTCTTTATCCAAGACGGTAAAGTAGGTATCCACCGTGAGTTGTTCGAAGCAGCAAAACAAGTAGGTCAAGTAAGCCGTGAAGATTTTGCTAACGGTAACGTAATTACATCAGTAGAAAATCCACAAACAGGAGCGGTTGAAACTAAACCGTTCGATCTAGGGGTTCCTATTACTGATAGGGTGTGGAGAATCTATAATGAGCAACGTGAGGCTGTAAACCAATCTGCACTCGATGTGGTTCGATCTACAATAGAAGGTGCCATTGCTCAGAAAGACGCAACAATATCATCGTTCAAGGAATCCTACAGAATGTCTGACCAAGACGTTTCTGTTATGCGACGTGTTATGGATCGCTATGTGGACATCTATCAGAAGGACGCAAAGAACGAGGGCGGTACATTAACTTACAATCAAGAGTCACTGCAAGACGCAAGAGACTTTCTAAGAGAGATTAACCGTGCATTGTTTAATAAAGATAAAGTACAAGATTGGAAAGAAGCACGCGAAAAAACAGCTAAGTTTCAAGGGGTAGACTTCCAGCCTATCATAGATGGTTTAGATTCTCTGTCAGATAAGAACTATTCTAAAGAGCAGGCAAACTTAATTACCTCTGCCATTGGCAATCTGTATCTACTAGAAGTAAATATGGCAAACGCACAGTTTAACGCCAAGCGGACTATTATGACATCGTATGTGCCGTTTACACGACGAGGCGACCACCAGATAAGACTCGTGGCATATAATGATAACAACGAAGAAGTAAAACTAAATGACATTTGGAAATCTGTTCTTCCATACTACCAAGCTCAGGGGCGTGATGATGCTAGAGTTATAGCGAAGAACCTTAACGATGAGTTTGGCGGTACAGAGTTTACCATTGAAGATGATACCGGACAGGAACGAACCATAACCTTCCGCGCAATTACCGAGAAGAAGCGTCAGGGTTCTGTCTTAGGACAACAGTTTAGCCTTGAGGACTTTACGGCTACACTAGCACGGCTTGATGTAAACATTAACCCAACTGAACTAGAACGTATTACAGAGGCTTTGACTAAGCAGACTGACCGTGCTCGTAGAAGTTTAGAAAGAACAGGTGTTCCAGGTTGGGATGAAGATGTAGTTCGTAGCACAGCAGAATACCTTGAGACACAAGGACACATCTCAGGGCAGGTTTTCTATCGACACCGCCTAAACAACATCATGTTACGAGATAGTTTCTGGCGTGGCGATGAATCAAAACTAAGGAAGCTGTATGCACAGACACAGCGCACTGACCTAGATCCAGAGGATATGCGTAGAGCAAATACTGAATACGATAAGTATGCTTACATGTATCAGTATATGGCAGGTGATGGTAGAAATCAGGCTATTAACAGAGTTACAGGTAAGCCTATGAAGAACCTCGGTAGAGGTGAAGACTACAGGGCTGCTGCATTAGGACTTCAACAGTTCTACGCTGATGTAGCTAACATTAATGACTCAACCGAGGACTTGTTGTCAGGTGAAACAGGCTCTCGTCTGAAGATGTGGACAGTTGTTGCTCAGTTGGGCGGTTCAGTTGCAACCGCATTTATAAACACGGTCTCAATGATGACACATAGTGTGCCTTACTTAGCTACCTACAATGAAGCTAGAGGCTTCGGGGGCGGATTTGGTATCAGTAACGCTGCGCTAGAGATGCAACTAGCAGCTAGAAATATGTTCGATTTTAAATTGTCTGATGCGACATACATCACTAATATTATCGGCAAACAACAGCTATTGGATAAGTATGGGATTACTAACGACGAAGCAAAGTTCTTAGCAAGCGCTACATCTGAAGGTGTTCTACAGGCTGCACAGGCTAACGCCTTAATAGGCACAGCTAGAGGCGGTATTCACAGCAACAAACTACAGGGCGCAGTAAAAGCATGGATGTCGATGTTCTCTTATACAGAACAACTTAACAGAAGATCCACTGCACTAGCAGCTTTCCGTCTGCATAAGAAAAGAGCAATAGCAAACTCACCAGAATACACTCAGCTAGAAGCCTTAGGAGAAAGCCTTAGAGAGCAAAGAGGGGTACAAGAAAAATTCCTAGATCTAGAAGGTCGAATAAATTCGGAAGCCACTGAGTTTGCTCGTACTGCGGTGAATACTTCTCAGGGTGAATACGGTATGTTTAATCGCCCAGAGATGGCTCGTGGTAACGTAGGTCAGTACTTGTTCATATACAAACAGTTCTCAATCATCACCATACAGATGATGAAAGGCATGAGTCCGCAGGGTAGATTGATGTTCTTAGGTATGCTATTCCTTATGTCTGGAATAAAAGGTCTACCATTCGCAGATGACCTAGCTGATTTGATTGACACTCTGCTCCAACTCTTCGGTATCAAGAAGGCAAGCGTAGAGGAAGAAGTTATCAGGTTGTTTGAGGGCTTAGCCCCCGGCTCTGCAAAGTGGATGATGAGAGGATTTCTTGATCAAATATCAGCAGGTACATTCTCCACTCGTTTAGGTTTTGGTGATCTTATTCCTTTAACTGGCGCACTAAGAGCAGGTGCTGATTCGTCTAGGGAATTAACGAACTTCTTTGGGCCAGTATACTCAGGTCTTGAAGGAGCGTTTGTAACAGCAGGTAGCTTTAGCAAGTATGCTGCCGGAGTAGTTGGACTCAGAGACCAGACATCAAGTTTCACTGGGTCTTTACGAAACCTCCCCGTCGCCGGATTACGAGGTGTCATTGATGCTCACACTTACTTTGATACTGGCGCAGTAACAAACTCGCAGGGTAAAGTGATTGATCCATCTGCTGATTGGGCGCAGATAGCTCTGCGTGCCGCAGGTTTCTACCCATCCGTAGCTACTAGAGAGAACGACATAGTACGGCTAGGTAAGTTTAAAGCTGAGTATGTTAAGTATCTTCGTGGAGATTACACTGCCGCTTACGTCAAAGCCTATGTCGAGAAAGACCGCGCTCGTATGCGAGAGGTTGTAGGTATGGTTAGGGATTGGAATATAATTCACAGAGGAACAGCTTTTGAGTTCAAGGACTTTGAGAAACGAGCTAAGCGGTCAGCTAAGTCTGCGGCTATGCCTACTGGACAGAGATATCTGAAGACTGCGCCAACCGCTATCCGTAACGACTTGGAAGAGCTAATGCGTATCTACGCTTTGAATGATGAGAAGTTCTAGTCCTGTACTACTTGCATCTGACCGTATGCCATATCATCAGCGGTAACATCAGCGTTCTCTAGCAAGCTCTGAAAACGTGGATGCGTTAGGTTAAAGCCTATGACATACGACTGCGCTAGCTTAATCGGTGTGTCTTTACCTAGCGATGCCTTCTCTGATTTAGGTGTGGCTACTACATTCTCCACAGTAAGTTCCTGTTTGAATGACTTGTAGTCAGCTCCTCGAACCGACAACCACTTGCGGAAGTGAGTGCGGTCAATCATCATAGTACCCTTATCGAATGGGTCAGCCGCAGATTTACGGAACACATCAAGACGAACTCTAATATCTCCTCGTGGCATACGGCTGTAATCAGGCTGTGGTTTCTGCCCTGCTGTGTGCATGACTGTTACCTGTGCATCTGCACTGTCAGCCATATACTCTGCAATAAGATCGAACGAATCAACTTGGTTCTCTTGTACTGTTCTGCGGATAGCTCCGATCTGTGACAGTACCCACTCGGTTGCTTGTCGATAATCAAATTGTAGAAGCCCCCAGTCATTCGCTAACTTCATACCTAAATCAGCTAACACAATAGACTGTTCCCAGTAGCGTTCTTCGCCACTAAACTTTGCTTTATACTTACTAGTAAATGTCTGTGATGCCTCTGCTATGGCGGCTTGTATGCCATCTTCGCCCATCTCCATAAGGTTCTTTATAAAGACCCTACCTGCGTGACCATAGTTAGAGTGTATTGCTTCGTATATCTTACGCCCTGCCTCTGAGTTCCTAATAAAGATAGGACTCTGTGGTACTGTAACCTCCAGTAGTCTAGCCATCTGTGCATCTGTGTCCAAGCCAGACGCAATCAGTTTACTTTGCAGAGACTTGTTGGTGGATACTACCACTGGTGTAGCCCAAGTCTTTGCATCTCGTTCTTCTGCGTTGCGGTTTAGCCTAGCTTTGTCTCGCCCCTGAGTTACCCAATAGCAGAAGTCTCCGACCTCTTTATCATTCATCATAGTGACTTCGTCTATGGTCAGCGGAAGGTTAGCGTATGTACCAAGTCGTGAGAACAAGCTGTTCTGTGTATACTTAGCCGCAAAGTGTAGCTTGTCAGGGTTGCCGTATATCGACTGCGCCCAGTACTGTGCTAGAGTTTTACCTCCACCTGTCGCACCGTAGAGCGACACTGTCAGTCCTTTGAGTCCAGTGAAGTTATAAAGTGGGGCAGAGAAAGCCACGCCTAGTGTAAACATATGTGCTTTTAGATCTGCCTTCTCTAGTACGGATGTTAGTGATGCCCATCCTTCCAGTGTACCCTTAGTCTGGTATAGTTCACTGCCTTGTCTTTGTACTCCAGACGATAGCTTTATAGTTTCTTCTGACACTACCCCATTAGCCTCACGCTTAATGACTGTGTCACCTAGAACAAATGCCGTATTGTTTTCCTTCCATCCCATAGTAGAGTAGAGATTGGTCATGGCACGGATTTGTCTAAGCTCTTCCATATATGACCGCATCATAAGTTGAAAATACTCCGTTTGTCTTTTGTTATATAGGACAATACCTTGGTCTGCGATTGCCGTTGCAAACTCTCGACTGCCCTCCGCTAAGTGCGCCTGCCTCAATGTGATTTCTTGCCACCCCATATGCGGTCTGTTCCAATGAAACCTAACAGTCTCATAACCCAGTGACTCATCATACCCATAGCCAACTGGATAGATGTCGAACTTACATACATCAATATCTGTATCGTCTATGGTTACTTTGATGCCATCCTTTGTACGCTTGAAAGGTTTAGGCATAGGCACAGAGTTAGCTACTTTATCTAACGCTTCCTGTGGAACAGCTACTTCCTGATACTGCACCCCAAGTCTAGTAGGTGAACCAATCTTACCCTTGAACTTACAACCTCTACATCCGTTCGGTCTATCTGCTTCAAACTTCGCACAAGTTGTTGGCCCAGTAGTTGACTCTTTCCAGTGAGCAAGTTTCTGTATGGTTGCCTTCTCATCATACGCGGGATGTTGGCTACTCCATTCTTTTGCTGTGTCCTCTGGATTAATACAGTGTGCGGCTACACCAATAAGGTTGTACCATAGTGGCTCATCGACCTCGTTCTGGTTAGCTATAGCCCACTCTATCTGTTTACATTTGCTAGCCACCACTGACCCAACAGCAGGTGGAAACTCCTGTTTTACTGCTAGATTATCTAGCAACGAGTTCTCACGAGTATGACCTTCACTAGTCCCAGGCGCTGCTCGGAAGTAATAACTTAGACAATCCCTCAGAGTTGAAACGCTTATAGGTTCTGCGTCAACAAGTAGCTTTACTTCGTTGCCACCCTTTATGTTTGTCGTACCAACAGGGCGCAGTACTCTTGCGCTATCAGCAGGTACAGCAGGGTCAACATCAAACCCTTTTGCTACACAGGCTTGCTTCATAGCCTCGGCTAAAGGCTTCCAATTATCTGGTTCTAGTTCTTCATCAAGCACCCAGTAGACATGCAGTCCATTACCAGAGTGTATGATTAGTGGCTTGGGTAGTCTCATCTCAGAAACAAATTTACCCAGTGCAACTAGCCCTTCTTTCCATGTGGGGAAAGGCTTACCCTCTCCACAATCCACATCAACAGCTACTATCTTTGTCGCTCGTACATTGTCTTGCTTTCTATTGCCCTTGTTACCGAAAGCAGACACAGCGAAATAGACGTTCTTATCTGGCTGTGATGTTGATAGCCTTTTACAGGCCGTAGCGAGTTCCTCTACCGTATCAAAAAACCCTTGTTGGACTTTGCCATCAGGAGCTATAAGTGTAGTTACATAATACCCTTCGGACGGTAGGACTCGCTGTAAAAATTTCAGCGTATCCATTTGTTGTTACCTTCACAGTTTCGAAAGGGGGTGTTAACCCCCTCTCGTCTACTCTACTCTTCTTTATTTAAAATCTCAAGAAGCCTTTGAAAACGATACTTCTGTTCCATAGCAATAACTTCTGGCTCTGGCCACCCATTAGACATAATGGATAACAACTGCTTCAAGGCAAGTCGTACTTTCTTATCATTCTTCTTACGAATAGGCTTACCCTTTACCCATGCGTAGTAAGTCATTCGTGATACCTCAAACAGTTCAGCCATATTACCTGTAGTAAGTAGCATATGTTTCCGCAGTGCTTCCACTTTCGTGAAGTCTAGCGGTGGCGTATTAGTCATCAGCCGCTCCAATCAAATCAGCAATCTCTGCGGCTAAGTCATTAGCCTGACTATTAACAGCAGGTGCAGGTGCAGGCTCTTCAGCTACCTTTGGGGTAGGCTTCGGAGCTTCTACAACCTTGGTAGGTGCAGGCTTAGGGACTTCGGCAACAGCTACAGCAACAGGTTCCTGTGCGACTGGCTCAGGTGCAGGAGTAGCTTCAGCAGTAAACTCTTCACCAATAGTAAAGCCTTCTTCTTGATCGAAGCCGAACTTATTACCATTGCTTGAGCCTTCAACATACTCAAGTACTTGTACTGCTCGTAGCCTCAGAGCCACGCCATAGCCAATACTAGGTGAATTATAGAAGTCGCACTTACTGCTAACCTTTATCTTAGAGCCACCATAGATGTTGTGTTTGTTCATCATCTGAGCATCTGCATCAAAGACAGCAGGTTTGTATGCGGCCTTAGACTTGAACTTAACGATAATATTACCAGTAGGTTCGTTGGTATCCTCATCCAGTTCTTGTTCGAATGGTAGGGGAGCCGCCTTCTTTAGCTTCTTGCCTTGACCTGCTTGCTCTAGTGATGCCTTGTTCTCGGCAATGATGTTCTTGATTATCTCAAGCACTGGAGCCGCATCCTCTTGTGAAAGACACAGGTTTACTTTGTAGTGACCCGACTCATCAAATTTAGTGTCAGGTGCAGAGATGTAAGGGTAATATGCTTCACCCTTTGCAGTTGTAAAAAATGCATTAGTCGTCATTTGAACCTCCTAGTTCATGTTTAGTTTGAATGAAACCTACTTCCTCACCAAAACCGAAGTCCGATGCAGTAGGTATTTGCCCACTTGCATAAGCAAGTTCTCCTGTGATGATCTTTACATCATCAGAACCGATTAACTTATCAACTATATGTTGTGCGCTAGCATCAACAAATCCGCCAAACGCAAACTTCAACTTAGGGAAGCGTACATCTGTGTCGAATGAGACAGTGGTCACTGCAATCTCAGGAGCAATGCCTCTAGTCATCAAAGTCTTTTGATATGTGTTCAAGTTACTCAGAGATGCAGGTGTGACTTTTAGTAGGTAGACTTCTCCACCTGCCTTATCAGCCATCACTAGAGCAAGACGCTTCTGATCTGAACACGCCTTTATCTTACGCCCCTCTGGTGTAAGTCTTGAACCCCATGCGTTCTGTGGACAAGAAGCGCATAGGTCATTTTGTGGTAGCTTACTTTTCTCATTAGGTGTTTGACCATCAAGAGAAAAACAACTTGGTGTAGATGACCCTTTGTCTCCGTCATACGATTGCTCGTACCACTCTTTAGACAAGTGTGGGTTAGCACCAACAATAATCACACCTAAACTTGTTGCCTCAAGTTGTGCATCAAGCATTGGCGTACTCACATGGAATCTAGAATCCTTAATTGAAAGTCTAGAATTAAACATTAGTCATCCACTTTTGCTACAGGTTTGCGGACGTTTACATCTATGCGTGTGCCGTAGTTTACGCCAGATGGTACAGACTTTTTCTGGTCTATATATCCACGAACAGCTTGTTTACTAACTCGCTTCTCTAGCATGTCGTATGCATCGTTCTCTTTAATGAAAGAAAGAACAGCATCCCAGTCTGCTACGTTAGCGTAGTCATTGGTTGTGACAAAGGCAGTGCCATGTGCTGTCTTGAAAGACGTTACCCCCTCGGCATCAGCTTTTGTCTTTATCCACGCTTCAAGTTTCGCCATCTTATCCTTGAGTTCTTTGACCTGTTCTTTGATCTGAGCTTCAAGGGCTTCCTTCTTATTGCGATACTTGAGGTACGCTTCTATCACTTGGTCTACATTAAGATTCATAGTATTACCTCGTTTCTTGTTGTATCAAATCAAGTAGCAAGCCCTGTAGTTTCTGCTTGTTCTTGAGCCGTTCATACATTCGGTACTCTACTTCTGTACTTTCAATGTGAATTACATTTGATACATGTTTTTTACCTATTCGCTCAATCCGCCCATTCGCTTGAACATATTGTTCATTGCTTGTTACTGGCCCATACCAAATCACTGTCGATGCAGATGTTAAGGTTAGCCCATGCGCCATCGTTGCAGGGTGAGCAATTAATACATGTGGATCTTTGCTATTCTGAAAGTTGTAGAATATCTCGTTGCGCTTCTTGGCAGATACTTCGCCATTCACTACACCGACTGACCACTTCTTTCCTAGCTCTCGCTCCAACATGCGTAGCGTACCTGTCAATGGTACGAATATAATAACTTTACCTCCTACTTCATCTATTACCTCCTCTACTAGTTTCACTCTTGGGGAACAGTTTAGTTCAATGTGGCGACCATCATCCCCATAGGCTACGCCACAAGCTATCTGAACAAGTTTCTGTAACTTGACCGCTTCATTAACAGCGGTGATAGTACCTTCCTCTGCCATCTCTATAACGAAATGACGAAGCATCTTTGTATAGTGATCGCTCTGTTCCTTTGTTAGATCGACCTTTCGTGTCTGGAATACTGTGTCAGGTAGATCAAAGCACTCATCCCTTGTGTACCTAACAGCAGGTTGCAAGATATGTTTTACAGTCTCCACTGACTCTGGTCTTGGTATCCATTTCCACTGGCCTATCTTCATCATCACCTGTTCTCTGAACGCAGTGTAGGTCTTGGTGCAGTGTGGGCTATCCACTAGCTTTGCTAATGCCCAAGCATCTGTCGGGTCATTCGGCGTGGGTGTACCTGTCATCATCCATAAACGTGTTCCTGTATTCTTCCCCATCCACTTCCTCAAGATCTTAAATCTGTTTGTAGACGGATTGCGGTAGACAGCCACCTCGTCAACTATAACTAAGTCGAACATATCAAGGGCTTCCTCGGCTATGATAGGGAAACCATCATGGTTTATAATAAAGAAGTCAGCATCTACATGTAATAGTTTTTTCCTCTTAGCCGCAGTACCATGTAAAGTTACATGCTTACGATTAGGAAAGCCCATAAAGATACCGTCACCCCATACACGTTCAAGCGTGGATAGCGGGGATATGATTAGGACTTTCTTAACAGAACCTGTTCTCATAAGGTAGTCAGCCGCCCACAGTGCGGACTGTGTCTTACCTGTTCCAATCTCGTTAAGAACCAATGCCTTCTGGTTCATAGTTAGAAAGGCGGCAGTCATCTTCTGGTGTTCATACGGTGTAAACTGACCTACCCAATCGTAATAATATAGAATAGGTGCAGGTGCTTTTATCCCTAGGTTGCGTAGTACCTTCACTTCATCTTGACCATGCGGTGTTACCACTAGGTCTTTACCTTTGAAGTTAAGTATCTTCGCAGTTGGTATTGTCTCTAACACTCTGTTTGGTTTTGTAAGGTTTAGTGCTAGAGCCTTTGCTTGCTCTACTACTATCATTCTAACTCTACCCAACTCGTGTCTTGTTTACTCTTAATGTACTGACGAACTTCCTCTATGGTATCTTCGTCATATACGAGAAAGCATTTGCCCCCTGCCATCTCTATCTCCTTCATCGCTTTTAGTTGTAGTGCTGTAGGTTTCTTTGTCTTATCCGCCTTACACTCAATTCCTATAAATCGTCCACTTATTATCGCAACCTTGTCAGGTATACCTGCCCTACCAAACGGTCCTGCTTGGGGGTTGTAATACCAGATGCCTTCTGCCTTCAGCATCTTGTCAAGTTTACTCTTTACCTTACCTTCTGGTGTAGATGCCATAAGATTACATACTCGTCAAGTTATATCTGTGCATATTCGCAAATATTTTTTGCAGGACACCAACCACATAAGCCACTGGGTTTAGCAGGCCAGTTCTCATGCTCTACTGATTGGTGTATTCTATTGATGCGACCTAGTAAATTCTGCCATAGCTCTTCTGATTGCTCTCGACTGTACGTTTCTGAGTCCATCTTCATCTCTTTGAGCCATACAAATAAAGTTTTTATCTGCACAATCTCAGGAAAATGTTTCCATACTTGCAACGCAAACATCTCAAGCTGTGTAAAGTCTGGTCTGCGCTTACCTGTTTTCCAATCTACAACTATAGCTGTGCCATCTTTAATAATTAAAACGTCGAGTATGGATCTAAACCAAGCGTCCTCCGCAAACCAACTTGTTGGTGTAAGGTTTTCTGTCAGCGTCATCTGTCTCTCTGCGTGTAACTCTCCACCCTTTGCCATGTTCTCTATAGTCTGGCAAAGTATTTCGTATTTAGCAGCCTCTTGTGGTAAGACTGTGTCGTTCACAAGGCGTTGCTCTAGGAACTCGTGGATGCGGTTGCCATATATACTTGCTTCGCTCCCTGTATCTTGAACTTCTTTAGTTACTCTCTGATGATAGTACCGTTTAGGACAGTTCTCATACATCTTAATTGCCGAGAAAGAATGTGCTATCTGCATTAAAACTCCATAGGGTTGCACCGTGAAGGCGGTATTAACCACCCACGGTAAAGTTTACTTAGCATCACCATAGTTATAGCCGATGCCCGACTCACAAGCAACAGGTAAATCCTGTGCCCAGCTGGGAGGCGTAGACATTCTCCTCTCAACAAGTTCCTGTGCGTGTGTCTTTTGCTCTTCCAGGCAGCTTATGATGATCTCGTCATGTACTTGAAACGCAACATGGTATGACTGCCCGATAGATGTCATTTGTTCTGCGACCACAATCCTAGCTAATGCTTGGACTACGTTCTCTGTTACCTTCCCACCATAGATGCGTGTCCAATCTATAGTTATCTCCTCACCTGTAGTCACTCTGGCTTTGACTAGTTTCTTATAAGTTCGTGCGTCTGCGATATACTCAAAGCCATCTGGTGTCTGCCTTAGCGCATTATACTTTATGCGTAAACCACTGGGTAAAATTATGCCGTTGTTGTCGTATGGTAATAGGTCAGTAATATTGCCGCTTCCTCCTGCTACCATAGTAGTCAAAGCATGACCGCATTTATTCCAGAGGGATACAATCTTGTGGTTCTTCTGTCGATACAATCTAACAATACGTTGTGCTTCGTTCTCATCTATATCAACAGAGATACCTCCCTGCCCAAGCGCAAGTGTGTTACGGAACTTTACATGCCCCATACCATAACCTAACCCAAGTATACAGGTCTTACCAACGAACCGTTCAATCTTGTCAGCCTTAGTAACTGTCTTACCATAGACCTCAGATGCGAACTCACTGTAAACATCACGCCCTTCTTTGAACGCTTGCACTAGATCATATTGACCTGCGATGTAAGCAACCATACGAGCTTCTATCTGTGACGAATCACAAGCTACTAGTATCTCTCCTATGGGCGCAGTCAGTGCGCTTCGTATCTTTCCGTTGCGTGGTAGGTTCTGTAGGTTAAGTTTATCTCCACCAGAAAACCTACCTGTATGTGCGCCATAATAGTTAAGCATGATAGGTAATGCGCCACGCTCAGCCACCCTCATCAGGTTCTCAGTGCGTGTCTCTTCGATTGTAGATTTAGTACCTAACCTTGCCGCCACTAGGTTTTGTATGCGTGGGTCTGGATGGTCAAGTAAAGCAGTGAACTCTTTATCTGTCTTAGCAAAGGCATATGTTTCCTTACCTGTGCGTAGACTTGTTTTCATGGGGGGTTCAACACCTACCGTAGTAAGTAGCTTAGCAAATATTTGATTAGACATGAGAGCTTTCTTTACCTTCTCCTCACCCAATCCCTTGAGTGCCAAGTCCTCAATCAGCTTTCGCTTGTCTGCTTTTACTTTCTCTAAGTGCTGTGCAAGCACTTCCGTGTCGAGTTGTATGACAGGTTGGGTATACATCCTTAGCGTCTGGTCAATAACCATTAGTTCAGACACAGGAAAACCCACCTTTAATTTTTTGAATAGTTGATACGTCAGGTCTACGTCCTTGATGCAGTACGCAGCATACCTGTCAAGTTGTTCTGGTGTGAAGTCCTTCTTGTGACGGCCCATGTTATTGAACACTTCATCACCTTTCTCACCTAACTTGTAGTAAGAGGCTAGTGCTTTCAGTGAGCCACCTACTGTAGCATTGTGTAAGGGTCTTGCCATAGACATGGTATCGAACCAGAACTTAGGCTTGATTCCATAGTGCCATGACAAGATAGCCCCATCAAACGCAGTGTTGTGAGCAAGTATCGCCTTGTCAGAATAGTCTAACGAGTTAAGAAACTTACCCACATTATCACCACTATACCAATCGGTAGGAAAGTCGTTCACCTTGACGCATACACCTATCACCTCAAAGCGAGGGTCACGAACATAGGCTTCCGTTGTCATTTTAGACAGCGAATATTCCCTATCGTAATAAGTTTCAAAATCAATGGTGACGATGTCCATGCTATAGACCCTGCCCTTCTGCAAGCGGTGTCATATCGTTGGTTAAGTCTGCGAACTCAACAAGCTCTGTGCCAATCTCTCCACCGCAAGCCATATAACCTGCGCCATCTACCCAGTTATCTGCATGACATGGATTGTTTTTAGCACGAGACACTTTGACTAGTGTCATCATTAGAGCAACATCACTACCGTTTAGCCCATGCCATCTGCCCTTGAGATATGCGTTCCACAAGTCAGCAATACAACCAAGGTTATCGGCCATAGTGCCGTGTGTTTTCTCACGAGCATCTGTTGTCAGGCGTGTTGCTTCCTGTAGGATCTCAGCCCTACCCATAGGCTTTGGATAATCTTCGCCCTTATTAGGTTCAAGTATCTCGTCTATTGAGAACTCTTCTTCCTGTTCGAATACCTCCCTCGGTGTACCTATACCTTTCATTAGTTTATTAACATAGGTATACGAAACACCTGTAGCTCTAGCTACTTCTTTGCCAGTGGCTAGTTTGTTTTTCAACAGGTAAGCCCATACCTTTTCTTTCTTAGACTTTCTTCGGTTCGCCATTTATTCCTCCTAGAACCTTACTACCTTGTAAGGTATAGCATGATACACCTTTGCCACAATGTAAAGAATATTCATTAGCAATCTGCACAGCCTCTTGTGCTGTCGCTCCCATTGCCATTGCGCCAAGCGCATACTCCCTACCTTCTCCGAAAGCCATAGGTGCTGATAGCTCCACGGATGTTCCATTAGCTGACCAGACAGCCAGACCTTTTTCAGACACGACAATAAGTTCTGCTGAGTTGGGCTGTACATCTAGCTTCGCAGGATCGGCACCACTCACGAACCAATCTCGCATATTTAGTATACTACCCAGTACTCCAATGCCTGATACGATAGCGTGTTTGTTAACATACAAAGGATTGTTGGTAGCGCCTTTCATATATTTCTCTACTTTATAGGCTACATACCAAGCCTTCTCTGCCTCCCACTTCATAGAGCCATCATTGGCTTGCCTATCAGTGGCTAAGGTCTTTCCATCCCATACTACAACTGTCATTCTTTAGCCCTCCTTTCGTCAGCTACCTTTTTCATCCTTGCAAGTAACGCAGATTTATCAGGCTTTATAGTAAACCTGTCGAGTACAGCAGTTTTCTTCTGGCTTTTAGTAGCCTTCCTACTCTGCTTCCTAGGGGTTCCTACCATTTTAATTCCTCTCTGGTCTAATCTTTGGTCTTGGTAATTTCGATATTTTATCGGATGGGTAACAGCCCATAGAAATTTCATTACCGTACAACTCATATAGGTAATCATACATCATATCTGCACTTCTGTTATTCATGGCTTTTAAACAATGTCTTTCGTTCTTGAACCATACAGCAGTTTCAATGTCGTAACCTTGTAGAGTATATGCGATTACAAGAGCAGTGAAATATTCGATCATGTTACGCCGCCTTCTGGGGTTCTTCTTCAAACACATTGAAGCGTCTACGCAATGCAATACTCTGCCCATTACATACATACTCTAATGCTTTGAGTATATGACTACCTTCTGGTTTGCTACTCATGTAGTAACCGTCAGTCGTAGTCTGTGCTAGCCCCATGAGTAACTCAGGTGGGAACTCGTTCTGACGTATGCACTTCTCAAGTAAGTCTAGCCATTGGTTTGAATCCCATTGTGGTTGTTGCCAATCCCACCTGTCTTTAGTGTTACGCTCTGCCCACATTTTATCAATGATGCCATCAAACGCATGAACTCTGACACGAGCCTTGATACCTTTCTTGAAAGCAGTCAATGCTCTGCGCCACTTCTTACGTTCTTCTGGTTTCTCTATCATTTTTATATCTGGCTGTGGATTAAGGCACTCACCGCTTATCATATCGAACTCAATGCCTTGGAAGTAGTACGCTTCTGCTCTCATCACTGGCATATAGTGACCATACATCTCCCAGTAATGCGGTGAGTAGTTGCCTGTATTGCCCTTGTTATCAGGGTCATCGTCGTATGCTTTCTGCATCTTCTTCTGGACAATGTCTGTACCTGCCATGCGATAAAGACCTGTCTTATGACGCACAGTGGTAAGCGGTAGCCACCTGTGTAGTGATGACACTAGCGTTTGGGAATGAGATTTGAAACAACCTTCCGAGGCAACGAACGTCAGCCTGTTGTCAGGCGTCAGCCGACATAGGTCTGGCGTATCAGAGTAACTCTGCAACTTGAATACAAACGTGCCGTTACCCTCCTTGAACATACGCAACCAACCAGTGATAGGCTTGCCCTTGTGTGGACTACGCACCCTTGACCATAGCCTCTCGGCTTTTTCATAACTGTCTACACCTTTAGGTGTTATCTCTAACCAACTACTCATATTTTCCTCCATACCCAATGATTTTGAAGTAATTTAATTTTATCTAATAAACGTTCTCGCTTGTATATTCTTTCCTTATCGTTAAGCGAACCCAACTCAGGGTCTTGCGTTTCCAATACAGTCCTATCGACCGAAGGATTATAGGCTTCTACAGCCAAAATAATCTCATCTATATCGACATTGTTCAGAATAGAATGGTAGATGTATTCCCCCTTGTGGAACTCAACCATATCTGACAATGACTGGTGGCTGTTTGACCAATGCTGATTAAGCTCAGCCCTTGATGAACAGTCTTTCTTACGCTGTTGTTCAGCGTAATCCTTAGTGTGTTTAAGCACAGTTTTCAGTGCAATCCATTGTTCTTGTCGCATTGTTACCTCGTTAGTTTGGAAAATGTTACTGCCGCAGTCATGCCCTTGATGTCCATACTATCGACATCTACCTCGGCCTTCTTGCGTTCTACTATCTTCTTGTGACGTTCCTTAGCTTCATCAGGAACTAAGTCCCACAGTGCAGGGAAAGCCTTCAGTGCAGGAGCCAACGTAGAATATGTTTTCATAAGTGTTTTGATACCCTCTAGGAACTTCGCTTGCTTAGCTTCCACTTCGAATATCTTACGAACATACTCTTTGAACTCAGGCTTGAGCCAATCCCAACGGCTGTCACGAAAGTCAGCTTTGCCAGACCGCCAGTTTGCTTCGAAACCTGTAACCTCTGCTTGAAACTGATGAGGCCAACGCATAGGTTTACTAAAGTGTAGCTGTATCTCATCACATTTATAGGCTTTACTAGAAAACTCAGCGGTCTGGAATACATCCTCTGGTGCATTAGAGAACCCTGCAAAGGCCACCATTAATTCTTCTTTCATTGCGTAATCTGGCAACGAATTGAACTTAGAGATAACGTCAGAAGGGAAAAAGGACTGATACATTTTATCAGCCCAGTGTGCAGGTACATCCGCCTTAGCATCTTCAATGGATTTGCTAAACATAGCCCTCGCATTGTTACGAATGTCTTCACATAGTGAATCGGAAAATCTTACAGTAGCCATAGTATTATACCTCCATCTTTACTACTTCGCCAAACGGCACTTGGTCTTCATCAGTGGTTGAAATCCACAATACAGGATAGTCTGGTGTATCACCAAAGTCGTTACAGTACAGGTCAGTTAGAAACACACAAGCAACAGGGTTGATGTCGTGTTCTTCCATGTATCGAAAGCAAGGACTGAACGCAGTACCACCGCCTCCATGCGGTTTGATTACAGGTGATTCGTTCTGCTCATACATGTCATAGTGTGATACCTCAGAGTCAAAGTAGAGAACATGTATCTTCTCAGGATGCAGATCCTCATGGACTTTGATTATTTCTGCCGCATACTGGTTGAGTTCCTCTTGACCAATAGAGCCAGAGCAATCGACACAGAAAGCTATCTCACCTAGTGCTTCGCCAGTTATACTAGGCAGATACAATCCTTGCTGTATGAAACGCCTGTTAGCTCTAGCAAATGTTCTGTCACTGGTACGCTTCTTGACGAGAAAGTTATTCATCACTTCAGCCCAGTTTACTTTGGGTTGTAGTATCTCATCGACCAGACGCTCTAGTCCTGCACTCATCTTGCCCATCATCTTGGCGGCTTGAGCCGCTTGAGCAACCTTGACTTTCCACTCTGCCGCTTGCTGTTCTAGTTCAGCAGGTGAACCCTCACCATCTTGGCAGTCATCAAGTGGGTCACCTTGCCCCTCTGGTGTATCTGGTAGAATCTTGTAGATACCATCACTAGTACCGCCACCTGAATCATAGATGTCGTCACTCAATAGGCCACAATCAGGCATCTTACCAATGCCCTCGTCTGACAACAGCTTGTTGATGACATAGTCTGCGGCTTGATTCCACTTGCGTGGATCACGACTCTGTCTGCGGAAGTTATGCTCCATCATAGGATGCATACATTCGTGAGCGATGAGGAACTTTAGCTCCTCATCATTCAACTCATCACAAAAGTTAGGATTAAACACGACTTGCTTACCATTAGTGGCGGCAGTCGGTACATCTTCACTCAGCTTGAACGGCATATTCATAGCGACATTGCCAATGAACGGATGTTCAAGCACAAGAGCAGTCTTAGACTTGCTCAGTCTTCTACTAATCTCCATTAGTTAGCTCCCATAAAAGCACCCATCTTAGCCATGATAGCCTTGGCTTCTGCGGCTTTATCACGACGTAAGTCTGGGTCATTGCGTAGTGCATCAGGATGATGCTTGGTTAATGAACTCTCAACCTCTTGACGCATAGTCTCAAGGTTGGGGTCATCGGTGAAGTTCAGTCTAGTAAGAACAGAACATATCTCCCTAGTATTCTCGACGAGAGTGTCACGGAATACAGCTTTGGGGTCATCTAGCTTCTCAGCCATATGCTTCACTCGGTCATGCAGTCTAGTCCATGCTTCCTTCATGGCGTTCTGCGATGCGTCAACAACCCTGCGTTCAACGTCAGCAGTAATACGAGCAAGCTCTTCCTCTGCAACGTCAACTCTGAAGTCACCGTCTGGCACTGGCATGATTGACATATCCATACTGAACTTAGATGCAACTTCATCTTGCGATGGATAGTCTGCCTCGTTGTACAACGTGTTGAGAGATATACGAGCATGGGTCTTGAGTCGCATATACTCGGACAAGAACGAGTTAACTACCATCTGCCATTCATACTTTTCCTTGCGGAACTCGGTCATAAAGGACAGGTAGTTAGCACTAGGCAAAATCTGTGTGCCATCAATACCCCACGGTAGAGTGTTTACATAGTACTTCTTGCGAATGAGTGTAGACTTCTGGTGTACACTAGTCAGAAAGTCATTCATCGGAAGCAGAGACTTATTGTATCTGCCTGATTTAACAGCCGCATTATTGGCTGAGGCTACCTGTTCGGTAGCCTTCTTGTCAAACTTACGAGCAGTCCATTGGGATATACCCAATCGAACAAGTAGTGCTTTATCTGATAGTTTCATAGTTACCTCCGTTTCTAGAATAGCACGTCTTGATGGTTAACAGCCCAGTTAGTAAACGCTTGCGTCGAGGCTAACTCAGGCTTCTTACGAGCCGCATATGATACGGTCAGTACAGAGAACTCTGGCTCCATACGTTCTGCATAAGTACAAACACGTTCGAAGTTGTTCTCAGTAGCTCGCTCTGCGATAGACCCACACAATGCGTAGCAAGTAGCAGGGTCAGTCGGAACATCAGCAGTCTTAGGATTCATAATGATGTTGTCAGGGTTAGGTAGCTTACGATAGATCCGTATAAAGCCAACAAACTCTGCCGCTGCACCCTCACCTACAGCACCCTTGAAGCACTCGAACTCAGCCTCAGGACTGACAGTACCTAGTATTGCACTGACACCCTCGACCCAAGAACGTGGTGTAGGGTTCTGTTCACGCTGTGCATCAAAGTCATGCAATAGAGCAGGACGAAAGCCAATGAATGAAACGACCTCAGTCTTAACATCGTTATCAATCATCCACCGACGAGAGTCGTCAAGGTGCGTATCTAGTTCGAGTACAGTCTCGCGGTTAGCAAGGTGGGTAAGTATCTTCTGAGCGCCTGCTCTGTCCTCTTTCCTGTTACCAGTAGAGACGACACTCCAACCTGCCTTGAGCTTGACACCATGCAGTGTTCTAGCCTGTTGGATATTGGCAAGCACTTTCTGCAAGTCATCACCTGCTTGGTTACGATCATCAAAGCACAGTATACCCTCTTCAGGTATGTCAGTACGATCAACGGCAGGATACCAGTCAGGTAGTTTGTATCCGAATGACTCACCCTCAGTGGCAACGTCAGGGATACCAAAGTCCTCGACTAGCATCGTTGGCATATGCTTCTCGATGTAGCCAATACCCATCTCCTGAGCAGCTGTTCTCACAATGGTTGTCTTACCACCGCCAGGAGCACCGACGATAGAGATGGGACGTTTCATAGGAAATAAATCCTTAATAGTCTGTTTCAATAGTTCGGCTCGCATTTATAGTACCTCCTTATATGCTTGGAACTTATTATGGTCAGGGCCAAAGGACACCTTCATAGTGTCGGGGTCTCGCTTGTGCTTAGCGGCACGTTTGTCACTGAAGAATAGTGGCTTACCATTCTCGGTGACTATTGCTCCACCCTTGATGTACCGAAGCACAAAGAGTTTCAGTGCGGACTTAGTCATGTGTAGTTACCTCCATGATTTGTGTTAATGTTAAGCACGAGTTCGTATCAGTCCATAACGACTCGTCCCATGTTTCACAGCCAAGAATAAAATTGATGGCTATGAAGGCGATAAGAAAACCTACCGCTACGCAGAGTAGCAGGCTTCCTATAATCTCTACACTCCTAGAAAGCATAGAGACCAAGATCGAAAAAGCTGTCGGCAAGGCTGACTAGCCCTGCCATTACAGCGCAGAATAAAATCCACCAGAACATATCACCCATCATAATCTGAATATCCCATATATTCATCTGGCTCAAATTGATTTTCTATGACCTCTTCTAACGCTTTTGAGTTCTCTAGAGTGCCAGTATCAGGCTTGATATAATGCACCATTAAGTTGCCTCCAACGCCTAGTTCCAATACATGAGTATTGTCTAACCAACCTGATGGTTGCTTGCTAACTGCATAGTTTATTGCGCCTTGAAGTGTGGCGAATATGCCTTTGCAATCGTCTATACCTCCGTTCGGATAGTACTCCCGTGCAGTGAATAGTAAAAATATTGATTGCTCCATTAGTTATTCCTCCTTCCATTCTACAGCTAAATCCCACTGCTCATTACGTTTCTTAGCGGCTGCATTTAGTGCAACCTTCTGCTCGTAGGTAAACTTGTCCCAGAATAAAGCGGTGTTATTCTTCTCAGGATCAGGCTCTTCACTGAAAGAGCGATCATAAAACTCGGTCATTGACCAGAGTTTAGCATAAAGTTCCGAACCTGCGTCTATACCCGACCAACATTCGGCAACTTCATCAGGGGAATTAAAAGCCAGACTTTCATCTGGCTCAATAGGGGGGTTAAGATCTGGTGACATAGAGAAACCCCTTACGTTGACAATTATCAACATGCCAATCAGATGGCATATCATATTCTTCTCTAGTCAAGTTCCACACTAGGAAGTTACCTGTAAAGTAACCTAGTATACCTGACCTTGTAACTGATAAATAAACTTCTTGCATAGTGACCTCTTTAATAAGGGTTGAGAAACAGAGAAAGGGAACGCCACTAAGTAGCGCTCCCTGAATGATGATGTTAAAGAGTGACAATGTTATCGTCAGACTTTTTAATGTGTGTTACAGGACCAGCAATAGTCATCTTAGGCTTTCCCCATTTACCTGCTCTAACGACTGGTGTATCACCACGCTTTACAGCGTCTCTGACATGCTCGGCTCTAAGAACCTTGTCATCACGCTCAATAGTCTGGTTAACATTGGGGATATAAAAGTCCCAACGATTAAATCCTGCATTAGAGTTAGCATCACAGAATGCCATAGCGGAAGCTAAACACTCACCTGCTGTCTCAGCAGTATACTTGCCCTCAGTGTGAGGCTTTAGTTCAAGCAGTTCAGTAGTCTTGTTAAATGTTAAGTTAAAGTTACCTTCAAAAGTCTTAGATGTAGTCATAATGACCTCCAGTTAATGTTAAGTTTCAAAGACCCTCTAAGAGGGTGGCGAAAAGCCAAGCGGAAACTTGACACAACCGACCCGAGATGTCAAGTTTGCCCCACCTTTAGATTTGATAGGTATCTATAAAGTCAGACTAGAGAGGGGGGCGCAGATTGAGAGTATCTACTGAGAACAGATAGTGAGAAGATGAGTATAAACAACGGGTTAGATGTAAGGTATCTAAACTATCTACTAAAATCTCAATGATATGGCGCTACGCTCATATAGTATTATTACTGGATATTTTAATTTAGGAAAGGGTATATTAAAAAAAACTATATATTTTAGATAGTTTAGATACTAATACTATACATATGGCTCCTAATATACTGATTTATATGGACTTACTGTCATACGAATGTATAGTTTAGGTATCTAAAACCCCCAATAACGTGTCAACTTATTGTTAGATAGTCCTGGCACGTTATAGATAGTACTAAAACATTACATTAATGCACTAAAACATTACACTAGAGCGAGCCAAAACCCCCCGAGCAATGGGAGTATTCTCTCAGATAGTAGAAACTTGACACAAAAAGAAAGGGGCCGAAGCCCCAATCCTTAGTTTGATCGTGTCCAGAAGTGATCCCATGACACTCGCTTGTCTGTTGGTCTTACAAACTTAGCGATGCGTGGTAGTGAATCTAAGTTATTATCTCTGATTGCACGTCTTAGTTTTTCAACTCTCGTTGTAGTTGCGTCAAACATGTATCTTACATCTTCACCAGTTAATATTAGTGTGTCGCTTATTTCTTCTAAAGTGTACATAGTTTCCTCGCTTTGTTTAGGTTAGTGAGAGGGGCGATTGCTCGCCCGCTCTCTTTTCTTCGCTATCTGACCTGAGTGACGTTTACCAAGTGTTTTGGTATTTTTACGTCGTGTATCAGGTGAAGAGCGTAGTTTTTCGCGGCACCTTCAGTTTTGTAGTATCTGAAGTATATTGTGCCAGTCTCAACCCAATCTACACAGTAGCGTCTTAGTTTTTCAACTTTCATAGTTGCCTCCGGTTGATCGAGGGGCGGGCTTGCCGCCCCTCTGGTTGAGTTAAAGAGTAACTATATTGTCGTTACGCTTGCCGGTCGGTGCGTCTGGATTTACCAGATCTAGCCTTGGCTTGCCCCACTTGCCAGCTTTGATGACTGGCTTGTTACCGCGCTTCACCGCTTCTGTGATCTCGGTTGCCGCCATCACCTTGGATTCCCCAAGATTTTGACTGACGCCCGGGATGTAAAAGCTCCACCGGTCGAGGTTTGCCTTGCGCTTCTTAGCGGCTTCGACCACCAGTTTAGCAACTTCCTCGGCATGCTCGGCTGAATATTTACCGTTGACTGCCTTGGCTAGGCTGATTACCTTTGCTTCTTTGTTAAGTTTAACGTCGAAGCGACCTTCAAAAGAACGTGTACTCATTACACTCTCCTATATACCCACAATTTCAAATAACGTGGCGGGTTGTGGGAAGCCCCGCCTCCGCCTGCCGCTGATCATCAGCGACATCTACATAAGGCACTAACTTTACAAATATGTCAAGTTAGCCTGTTTTTATAGGTTTTTTAGCGGCTATATTATTTAATATTTCCCAGGTAATACTTAATATTTCCCAGGTAATACACGCACGCATAGGGGGGCACATGGACTGGCGTTGCACCCCCCGCCCCCATATAAGTAAACCTCATATAACAAGAGCCGAAAAAATAAAGGTGTAAAGTTTTGAAAGTTTCTTGACAGCCCTGTGGCTTACGAACTACATTCCTATTATGGACACACTACCGTTAAAACATACAAAATGGTCAGACCGCCTAGCTTTCGATATGGCTCTTATGCTTGAAGGCAGCGGTGAAACTTTAGATGAAGTTAAAGACAGGCACAGCGTAGACGCCAGTAATCTTTTGATATTTAATAAAGATCCCGTGTTTTTAAAGAAGGTCGAGTCATACCGCGAAGAGGTTCGTGAAAAAGGCATGACGTTCAAACTAAAGGCCCGAGCACAGGCAGAAGAACTCCTGACAACAAGCTGGACTTTAATTCATAGCTCAGATGTTTCTGCAGCTGTAAAAGCAGACCTAATTAAATCAACAGTAAAGTGGGGTGGCCTAGAACCAAAGAATGAGGCTAATACGGAGGCAGCAGGCGGTGGAGTTAAAATTACAATTAACCTCGGGGGTCAAGACCACACAGCGAGTGTCATTGATCACGAACCTATTGACGAGATTCACGGAGAGGTACAAGGGGCAGAAGATGGCCACTTTCTCGACGCTGGATGAGTGCGAACGGTGCGCGAGAGTTCTCACGCAACTGGGTGTACGATACAAGCAGATGATCAGGAGGAAGAAGACATTAACTAGTCCTTACGCAATAACTCTCCTCGACAATCCTGATCATCTGCTTGCTTTAGATGAACAACAGTTTAAACAGACTTGTCCGCATTGCGGTGCAGAGACAACACAGTGGAACTGGTGTAAAGCCTGTGGGGATATCACATGGCTGGATGAGTATACGGACTTGTCTAATAAAATGGGGTGGCCAGGATGAATAAGAAAAAACGCCAACCAAGGCGCTGGACAGCGCAGGAAAAAGAATGGTTGGCCTATAGACGACAGTCTGTAGATCCATCTAAGAAAATCATAACGCTAGCGACTCCGCCTTGGGAGCAGAAGTCTATACTTGACATGTCGGCAGAAGAGCTTTCAAACGCGTTAAATAAACTGGAGGAAGACGAGAGTGCCTCTCGATATTGACTTTACACCGTCTATGACTGCGACGAAGTTTATGCAGTCAGATTCTAAGATGCGGGTGCTTATGGGGCCGGTTGGGTCTGGTAAGTCTGTCGCTAGTTGTTTTGAAATTGTGCGGCGGGCGAGTGCACAGGAGCCGAACGAACAGGGTATACGCAAATCGCGGTGCGCTGTTGTGCGTGAAACTGTACGTCAGCTGACAGATACGACGATTAAAACGTTTCTTGACTGGTTTCCACCTGGCCCGTGCGGTCAGTTTATGCGTACAACTAAAACTTATTTCTTTAAGGTAGGCGATGTTGAGTGCGAGATTATGTTTCGTGCGCTCGACGATGCAGACGATGTAGCAAACCTGAACTCATTAGAGCTTACGTTTGCGTGGTTTAACGAGTGCAGAGATATTAACGCCGAGATTGTAGACGCGATGTCTAAACGTATCGGGCGTTTTCCATCTAAGAAAGACGGCGGGCCATCATGGCACGGTATGTGGGGTGACACTAACCCCCCGACTATGGATACATGGTGGTATTATCAGATGGAGAAACTTGATCCGAAGGATGGGGTCAGTGTAAATGATAACGGGTGGGATGTGTTCAAACAGCCGTCTGGGCGAAGCATCCATGCCGAAAATGTGGAGAATTTACCAGATGGATATTATGACACCCAAGGACGTAGCGAAGAATATATCAGAGTATTCATTGACGGAGAGTACGGACTTAGCTCGGCAGGACAGCCAGTCTACAAGTATTTCAGGCCAGACTATCACATGGCCAATGAAGCTTTGCAGCCTATTCTTAATGGTGTGCGCCCTGTCGTTGTCGGTATGGATTTGGGCTTGACACCAGCTGCTATTATAGGGCAACAAGACCCTCGCGGACGAGTCTTAGTTCTCGATGAGGCAGTGTCCTTCGACATGGGAATACAGAGATTTGTCCGCACCATTCTCAAACCTATCCTGTATGAACGCTTTAGCGGAGCGCCTATACTGATTGTGACCGATCCAGCCGGTATTCAGCGGGCGCAAACAGATGAACGTTCGGCAGTTGACATAATTAGAGCAGAAGGTTTCAGAGTTATATCAGCCAAGACGAACAACGTGTCAGCACGTTTGTCTGCGGTAGATGACTTCCTGATGCGACATGTAGACGGCGACAGCGCGTTTTTAGTAGATCCTAGATGCTCACAGTTAAAAGCAGCTATGATGGGTGGTTATAGATTTCATTACAAAAATGGCACAATAGATAAAAATAAACATTCGCATGTAGCTGAAGCTTTACAATACTTCATGTTGCATGTATCAACTGCAGGTGAGGGTTCGGTTATGCTGCAACGTAGAGACGTTAGAAGAGTTGCGGCGGCAGGCTGGACTTGACAACCTTCATAGTTACCTCTCTTACCCTCTGCAGATTGCCCCTGCAGGGGGTAATTTCTTTTACTTGCGTTGAAACTTGTTGCCATGTATAAGCTAAAGTGTACACTGTAGGTATATAAAAAGAGGGTTTACCGAATGACCAATAAAGAAAAAGACTTAAGAGCAGAGTATTTTGATGGCCCAGCCTCTGATAGCATGAGCCTGTTGCAATTTTTTCTATCAAAAGGTTTTGACCCTAGGAAAGAAGCACCCAAGGGTAAAAAGATGTCAAAAGGTGGTTTGGTACGGAAATATAAAGACGGCGGTTTAGTTCCGCCGATCAAGGTGTAGATATGCGCGGCTGCAGTAAACCTTACACTGTATACTCCGATAAT